CGCTCAGAATGCGTTTTCGAAAATTTTCGAGAGAATTGCCTCATGTGGTCTAGGATTGTAGGTTTTGAAGCCTATGGTACTAGATCACGAGAGATTCTCCTTATTAGGGGCGTATTCTATAAACCGATGTGTGATGCGTACCTTCGTAAAGAAGCAATAAGTATCTGAAGATACCACACCGGAGAAGGCTTTAGGTAGCCTTCGTTGTTCGCATGTGAATCGAGAAATCTAGCCAACGTCTTACAATAGACGACATAGCGTCGAGACTCTTTCGAGTCTCGCGCCGTGAAGCGATATTGTAAGGTAATGGTAGGAGGTCAACCTCGTCTCGAATCTTATCGATTCGAACCCAAAGTTCCTCAATTTGATTCGACACTAGTGTCGGGTCAAACTTTATTTCTTCGATCATGGTTCTAAGATCCCGTAAGCTAATGGCCGTGTCCAAGAAGGCTTCACGGTAAACGTTCTCTCGCAGCGAATCGAGAACTTCCCACTGGTTTTCCCAGTCCGGAATATCGACCGATGCCAGAGGCATTTTCCGATCAGCACCTCTTGCGACAGTGCCGTAGTGTTCCCGATCTCGATAAACAGTTCCCAACTTCATACACTCGTCTTTCAACGGTTGTAATCGGTCGAGGAGTTTGAGCAGAGACGATGTTTCTGACTCAAAGAAATGTTTAGCGAGAGCAAGGAGCTTAGCGTCGGTCAACTTGTAATAGTGATTAATGGCCTTGAGGGCCAAGAATTTTGTCACAGGAAGAGGCGACACTCCTACAGGAGAAAAGTAACCGAGAATGTAGTTTCTCAGCCGAATCGGTAAGCGAACTAGCTTAGCCGAGGCGGCAGCCTTAGCCCGGTAACCATACCCTAGTGCAGTGAGATACTGACCTAGTATAAGGCGGTACTTACGCGCCAGCTCTACCATCGCATTGATGTTAATCAATGAGGTGAAGAATTCTAGATAAGGAATTGCCGAGACGTTGTGACCTTTAAGGTACAACTTCTTAGCGAATTCGAGCGCAAGTCCCCTCTTCGAGATAAGACTTTTGTGGAAACCAATGCCGACTCCTAGAGTCTTCATGATCGCCACATATTGATCTGCTACCTTATCGTTAGCAATGACTACGTCGTCACCTAAGACGGCATAATCCTCGAACCACGAACATGTGTCGTAATCGAGTAACTTTGCACGGTAAGCAGCAAATTGAACTAACGCATGATGCGTCAATGCTAGCATCCCCCACGACGACAAGGCACCCATGGGCTGCCCCGTCTCATAGTAGACGCAGTCGAACGGTTGCGGGCCACTCGGTGGCACCTTAATTCCCTTAGGGACGTAAGGCACGGTGAATGGTCTCGCAGTCATCAACTGCGCCCAGACTTCAGCCCCCCAACTAGTTAAGAAGGGAGACAGAATTACTTTCTGGATGGCAATGGGTAGTCTATCAGTGGCCGCCGACAGATCAAACGAATAGAATGGAGTACCTTTCGGTAACCGTTCCATAAGTCTTTTCAAAGGCGCCTCCTGATCGAACGTCCCATCTTGAGGGAAAGTTTTCAACAGCTCGAAG